ATATTTTTTTATCCTCTACTCTTGATTTTTGCTTCAATCCAACCTAAATATATTTATGCCGTAGCATAATTGGACGGCATATTTATGAATCTCGCTAACATAGGAGAAATGAGATGAATACACCATATAAATTCGATCACACATTCGCTGACCTTGCCAAGTTCGATAAGTTTTTTGTTGGAGCAGATAAACTGGCTCAAAAGATGACTGAAACTTATGAACACATTCAGAAGACAGCTGGGAATGGATATCCTCCATTCAATCTCAAGAAGACAGACGAAAATGTTTACGTTGTCGAACTTGCTGTTGCTGGATTTGGTAAGCAGGATATCGAATTGACTCTTGAAGAGAACAAGCTTGTCGTCAAGGGAAATACCACAATCGATACTCTCACATCTGATGGCATTGATGTACAATATCTTCATAAGGGAATTGCGGATCGTGCGTTCACTCGTACCTTCTCGCTTGCTGATAATGTTGTTGTGAACAATGCTTCGATGGTGAATGGTATCCTCAAGATTTGGCTTGAGCATATTATTCCAGAAAGCAAGAAGCCTAAGAAGATTGATATCACCGACGATGCAGAAACAGAAGTTACTGCAAAGAAGTCAAAGAAACAACTTATCACAGAATAAAAAATAAATGATAAAAACATGGATGGATTATTGGCTGAAAGAAATTTCGGTCAGTACAAGATATTACAGTATCATCAATGAGCTATCCAAATTGTCAGATAAAGAACTTGCTGATATTGGCATTACTCGTGGAGATATCTTGAACTTAGCAATGGAAAATTGTAGAAAATAATCTTGTTAGGGGGCTTCATTGCCCCCTAATTTTTAGCTTGCATCTTGGCTCACTTTGGTATAAGGTATTCGTATGAGCAAATTTTACACCCATGCACATCTTCACTTCGACAACATCCTGCTTCGTGGTTACGATGGTGGGAATCGTGTGTTTGAAAAGATACCTTGCAAGCCGTATCTGTTTGTCCACAATAACAATCCAAACAATGTGGATCAGATTGAATTCAGGACACTCAAAGGTGATGCTGTAAAACGTATGGACTTTGACTCGCCAAAAGATGCTCGTGACTTCGCAAAGAAGTATGAGGATGTTTCCAACTTTGAGATTTATGGGATGACACAATTCGTCTACCCATTCATCAATGATTATTATCCCGGCGAAATCGATTATGACCCAAAGCAAATCTCTATCGTCAACATCGATATCGAGGTTGCAGCTGATCAGGGGTTTCCTAATATCGAGACAGCTGATAAAGAGATCACTGCTATCACAATGAAGAAGGATGGGTTCTATATCGTTCTTGGTTGTGGTGAATTCAAAACTGATAATGAGAATGTGAAGTACTTTAGGTGTAAGGATGAAGAATCTTTGCTCATCAAGTTTCTTGATATCTGGCGTTCCAAATGGTTTCAACCTGATGTTGTGACTGGTTGGAACGTCGAGTACTTCGATATTCCTTACATCATCAATCGTGTGCGTAGTTTGCTTGGCAATGAAATGGCTAAGAAGATTTCTCCTTGGGGCATCATTGAAGAACGTACAGTAGAAAAGTTTGGCTCTGTTCAGAAGTCGTATCTTCCTATTGGAATTACAATTCTTGATTATCTGCAACTCTACAGGAAGTTCTCATTCACCAATCAAGAATCATATCGTCTGGATCACATTGCCCACATTGAACTTGGTGAACGCAAGCTTGATTACTCTGAGTATGAATCATTGTTTGATTTGTATAAGAAGAACTATCAGCTTTTCATTGAGTACAATATCAAGGACGTTGATCTTGTTGATCGTCTTGATGACAAGCTGAAATTTATTGAACAGGTTTATGCTATTGCGTATGATGCGAAGGTAAACTTTGCAGATGCGTTTACTTCTGTGCGCTTGTGGGATGTTATCATTCACAACTACCTTATCAATCAACGCATCGTCATTCCTCAGAACAAACGTACCCACAAGGACGAACAGATCGTTGGTGCATATGTGAAAGACCCATTGCTTGGTATGCATGATTGGGTGGTGTCATTCGATTTGAATTCACTATATCCACATCTGATCATGCAGTACAACATTAGTCCTGAGACTTTGGTTGAACAGTTATCTTCTTTCCCAACGGTTGATAAATTGGTCAATAAAACTACTGATTATGAGTATTGTGATGATTGGGCATATGCTGCTAATGGGTGTGTGTATCGTAAAGACAAAAAAGGTTTCCTTCCTACTCTGATGGAGAACATGTACAATGATCGTGTGGTGTTCAAGCAGCGCATGATTGAAGCTAAGAAAGCACAAGAAGCTTCACCATCAGAAGAGAACGTGAAGATGATTGCTCGCAATCATAATATGCAGTTGGCTAAGAAGATTCAGCTTAACTCTGCATATGGTGCGTTGTCTAATGAGTACTTCCGTTGGTATGATGATAATCTTGCTACTTCTATTACTCTATCTGGTCAGCTTTCAATCAAGTGGATTGAAAAGAAGATGAATGAGTTTATGAACAAGGTATGCAAGACGAAGGATGTTGATTATGTGATTGCATCTGACACTGATTCTATCTATGTGAAGATGGCTGAGATAGTAAAGCTTCTCAACACTGATGATGCTCCATTCATTGTTGGTGCTATCGATGCATTCTGTGAGACTAAGGTTCAAGCATTCATTGATAAGTGCTACAATGAACTAGCAGAATACATGAATGCATATGCACAGAAGATGCAGATGAAGCGTGAGTCTATTGCAAGCAAAGGTATTTGGACTGCGAAGAAGCGTTACATCTTGCATGTATGGAACAACGAAGGAGTTCAATATCATGAACCTAAGTTGAAGATGATGGGCATTGAAGCTGTTCGTTCATCTACTCCACAAGCTTGTCGAGATAATATCAAGAAAGCTATGGAAGTTCTCATGACAAAAACAGAAGATGATATGATAAAGTTCATTGCTGATTTCCGTCAAGAGTTCAAGAAGCTTTCGTTTGAAGAAGTTGCATTCCCCCGTGGTTGCAAGAATCTTTCTAAGTGGTCTGATAAGTATGATATATACAAGTCAGGTACACCAATGCATGTTCGTGCATCGCTTGTATATAATAATCTTTTGAAGAAAGAAGGATTGGATAAGCGTTATCCTCTTATCCAAGATGGAGATAAGATCAAGTTCTGTTATATGAAGATGCCAAATCCTATCAGAGAAAACGTGATAGCATGTCATCACAATATTCCTCGTCAATTGAATCTTGACAAGTACATTGATTATGAACTACAATACAGTAAGGCATTTGTCGAACCGATCAAAACCATTCTTGATGTGATTGGTTGGCAAGTCGAAAAGAGAAACACACTAGACGAATTTTGGGAGTAAAAGAAATGAATGATTTCGGATTTACATTTGATGACAGTCAAGAAGAAACATCCAAAAAGATGCAGGGAGACTTGACAGCAAAATCGGCAGATGTTATTAAGTGGAAGAGCAAGTGTAGTGAAATGCATAGCATGATCATGCCACTGTTAAATAATCTAAAGAAGAATCCAGACAAGCCAACAATCAATTGGCCTAATCGTGAAGAAAGAATCAACGAATTTATTGCAAAGCTCAATTCAATCCTCGAAAGCTAAGGAAAATATTATGTCACTAGTAGATCGTCTAATTAAAAATTCAAAGATCAAGCAAATCTCTGTTCTCTCTGAGAGCAAGATTTATGGTAAGAAGGATATGATCCCAACAAGCATTCCTATGATTAATGTTGCATTATCTGGTAACATTGATGGTGGTTTGACTCCCGGTCTTACTGTTCTTGCTGGTCCTTCAAAGCATTTCAAGTCTGCATTCTCTTTGCTTATGGCAGCTGCATATCTAAAGAAGTATCCAGATGCTGTGATGCTTTTCTATGACTCTGAGTTTGGTACACCAGAAGGTTATTTTAAATCTTTTGATATTGATATGAACCGTGTTGTTCACGTTCCAATCACCGACATTGAAGAATTGAAATTTGATATTGCAAATCAGTTGCAGAATATCGACCGTAATGATCATGTCATTATCGTTGTTGACTCTGTTGGCAATCTTGCTTCCAAGAAAGAAGTCGAAGATGCAATGGATAGCAAGTCTGTCACTGATATGTCTCGTTCAAAGGCATTGAAGTCATTGTTCCGTATTGTCACACCTCACTTGACGCTCAAGAATATTCCTTTGATTGTTGTCAATCATACCTACAAGACTCTTGAAATGTATAGTAAGGATGTTGTCTCTGGTGGTACTGGTATCTATTATTCCGCTGATACAATCTGGATTCTTGGTCGTCAGCAAGACAAGGATGCAAAGACAAAGGAAATTGATGGCTATAGCTTCATCATCAATATTGAGAAGTCTCGTTATGTAAAGGAAAAGAGCAAGATTCCTATTAACGTCACTTATGAAGGTGGTATTAATAAGTGGTCTGGTCTTGTTGAACTTGCAGAAGAAGGTAAGTATGTCGTCAAGCCTTCTGTTGGATGGTTCCAGCGTTTTGATAGTGCGACTGGTGAGTTTATCGGTGACAAGATGCGAATGGCTGATATCGAAAGCAATAGTGCTTTCTGGAAGAAGTTGTTTGATGAAACTGATTTTGCAGATTGGTTGAAGAATAAGTATACAACTGTGTCTGGTTCTTTGATTCGTGATGAAGAGGAAAATGAAGATGAGTCTTAAGGATAGAGAAACCGTTGAGGTAACTCATAACGGTATTGGATTTAGTGGACTATTGACAATCCTGTTTATTGGGCTTAAGCTTACTGGACAAATTGATTGGGATTGGCTATGGGTTCTCTCACCTATATGGTTGCCATTCACAGTTATTGCTGGTCTCATTATTGTTATTGCTATATGCGTATTCATGTTCGGATTTTTAGAAACCTTTATTGGGGGTCTGATCAAACACAATCGAAAGAAGTAAATGATTGAAAAAACAATTCTATCTCATCTGATCTACAACGAACCTTACTCACGTAAGGTTCTTCCCTTTATTAAGGATGAGTATTTTCATAATCTTTCGGATAAGACTGTTTATAATCTAATCAAGGATTATGTAGAGAAGTACAATGCGCTTCCTACAAAAGAAGTTTTGTATCTTGAATTAGATAACAAGGACGGCGTTTCTGAAAACATCTTCAAGGACTCAAAGACCTTGATTGATGATCTTAATAAAGAAGATACTAAGATTGAATGGCTGCTTGACTCAACTGAAAAGTTTTGTCAGGACAAAGCCATTTATAATGCTATCATGGCATCAATCAAAATCCTTGATGATAAAACAAGTTCACAATCAAAAGGTTCAATTCCCAATCTTCTGACGGAAGCTTTGGGAGTATCTTTTGATGTGTCTATTGGTCATGATTATTTTAATAACTCTGATGATCGATTTGATTTCTATCATGAGAAGAAAGAACGCATTCCATTTGATTTGGATTATATGAATAAAATTACCAAAGGCGGTCTTATCAATAAGAGTTTGAATATTGCTCTTGCTGGTACTGGTGTTGGTAAATCATTGTTCATGTGTCATTGTGCTACAAACAATCTGGCACAAGGAAAGAATGTTCTTTATATCACGATGGAAATGGCAGAAGAAAAGATTGCAGAACGCATTGATGCTAATTTGCTTAACGTCACTGTTGATGAATTGCTTCTTCTTCCAAAGGATGTGTATGATAAGAAGATCAATCGTGTTAAAGAGAAAACAACTGGAAAACTTATCATAAAAGAATATCCAACTGCATCCGCTGGTGCAGCACACTTTAGGCATTTGATCAACGAACTTCGTATCAAGCGAAACTTCATTCCTGATATCATCTATATTGATTATCTCAATATCTGTTGTTCTTCTCGTATTAAAACTGGTTCTAATGTTAATAGCTATACCTACATTAAATCTATTGCAGAAGAGCTACGAGGACTTGCTGTTGAGTTTAACGTTCCAATTGTCTCAGCGACTCAGACAACTAGAAGCGGATACGGAAACTCAGATGTTGAGTTAACTGATACATCCGAATCATTTGGTTTGCCTGCAACAGCAGATTTTATGTTTGCGTTGATTAGTTCTGAAAAGCT